CTATCTCATGCACTTGAGTCCTTCCGTTCTTACTCTTGGGAGATTCAAATCCCTAAGTTCGCTGGCTCACTTGGCAATGTTCCTGGTCTCGATAACCAAGATAGACTTACTCTTGCATGCAAGCAAATCACCCAACCAGGATTTGCGGTTGAAGATGTGGAAGTCCATCGTGTAAACGAGAAGTTCTACTATCCAGGCAAGCCTTCTCCCGACGAAATCACGGTTACCTTTGACAACCTAATCAAAGGCGATATTGCCGATGCTCTTTTCGCGTGGATGAGAAGCGTCTATGACCCGGTCTACGGTGTTCACTATGGCGGTATTGGTAACGGCACTAGTGAAGTAAACCAAAGCCCTGAGGGACTCGCAGGACTTACCGAAGCTCCTATCTTTAAGAAGACTGTAACTATCTTCCAGTTGGATGCTCACCGTAACCCACGAACTCATGTCAACCTTTATGGCTGCTACCCCAAAGGATGGAAACTTGGTGAGTATAACTACGCCACTAGCGATTTCCATACTATCGAGATGACTCTGCGCTACGACTTCGCTGTACAGTTCACCGAGAACTCTGACATCGACACCGTACTCTCCCCAGTAGCCATCTAGTGTAAAATCACACTTTTTGTAGGCTTCTCTGGTAAATACTAGGGGAGCCTACTATCATATACTATGGACAAGTCCGAGTTCTTGAAAGCGTATTACGACAGCTGTGAGACTGTGGTCGAGGGTCGTGGTGGACCCGCTGCCAAAAACCCCCAGGACTTCATCGGCATGCTCGCACCGCTGGCTCCAGCAGACCTTCCTCCTGGAATAGAAACCCCCGCACAGAAGAACGACGCAGCCGAAGCCGCGAAATTCGCTCGTGAGCAGACCGGAAAAGCTGCCGCCTCCTACAAGACCGGAGAGGGCGTTGAGGTCGTTCGTTATGCTGGGGGAGACAAACCGCAAGGCGAGTCCTTCCAGTTATCGGATTGGCAAGCTCTGGTAAATCTTTATAAGCAACAAAAGGACCAGCTAGGGGCTGAGAAACCCGACATGGGAGACCAAGCGAAAGCTGACGCCGAACAGGAACAGCCCCAGCAGCTAAACCCGGAACTTCCCGTAACAGGACAAGAACAGTTCGTTCAGGCTGTCGCAGATGAGAATCAAGCAGAGCTTACAGCAGCTTTTGACGCTTATGGGCTTAGGTATGACCCTAGCAAACTAAAAGCATTCTCCCGACAAGCCCTTGGCATGGGCGGCGTCACAAAACTACGAAAAGTCGCAGAAAGATTCGGTCTCGCGAAACCAGCACAAGAAACAATTGAAGGGGCAAAAGAACTAAACCAAAATGTTATTCGTGCGCTGGACATCGCAGACCGCGTAAAGAGAGGTGAGTCTATTCGCCCCGATGATGTTGATTTTGTACAAAAGTGTTTTAAGTTTAGAGGCACTGGAAAGGATGTAGGGCTGTGGACCAAGTGCGGCGCTCTCGCAGATGACGCCGCTACAGACGAAGAAGCGTACGGTCTCAAGATAGGAACAGAGAAAAGCCCGATTTACCAAGCCCTTACGATTCTTGAAGAGAACGAAGCCCCTAACGGGAAACCATTCATTATCCGAGGTCGCGCAGACTCCTCAGAAACAAACGCTTTCAATGCTATTGTCAACGATTTGCAGGAGTCGATGGTAAATGTAGCCCATGTGCTTTACGTGGAGAAAGACTCGAAGAAAGCAGCCAAGGAACTTAAACGTATCGCAGGGGAAATGGGTTCGAAGTTTAATACTGCTCTATTCACCAGAGTAATGACAGAAAGGCTCGGTGGAGACCTGGACGAGTTAGAGGTTGCAACATTTGCCGAAGAAGGTATGAACCGTTACGTAAACGCTCTTTTGAGCGGAATTGAAAACCCAGACGAACAGAAAGTTGTTGCGACCATGTTGGCGCAGTCGCTTCAGCAGTTTAAAAATCTAGTTGAGGCTTTCCCTGACTGCAAAAACTTCAAGAAAGTGGGGGGTGTTACGGGACGCAGAGGCGGCAAGAAAGTTACCGCTGATGTTCAAGCTGAATGCATAGGTATTGAAGCCTACGATGACATTCTCACGGATAAAAAGTACGATGTTCCCGGAAGGGAGCATGAGTCTGGAGAACTAAGAATATCCCTTAAACAGGACTCTGGAGGCAAAGTTATTTATAACGGAAAGATGGGTCTGGCGCTCGCCAGAGACTTAGCCAACGAGGATGTACGAATGGTAAGAGAGGACCATTCAAGACTGCTTGAAAAGATTGATAAAAGCGGAAGGTCAGCAGAAGATATTCTAAAAGCTGCGGACAAAGCCAGAGAGGAAGAAGTAAAAAGCGTTGATGCGTTTATTGCCAATATTGCGGCTGCTGAACCCGGAGCTATTCGCGACGTCGCCCTAGAGCGTCTCAGCCAACTAGGATATGAAGACTCTGTTCGACAAAGAAGATTCTTTGATAGATTAGAAGAGTTTAACAAGATTAAAGACCCTGACGCGAAAGAAGCAGCCAGAAAGGAGCTACTTCCTATCGTTACTCAAGCCTGGAGACAAAGCAACCAAAACACTCCAGGGTTCAGGGAGAACATGGCTCTAGAGTATCTCTCTACCGCAGCGTCAAGTGAGCGACAAGCATTAGCTCTGAACAGTGGGGGCGAAACCTACATGGCTATGGAGACCGATGTCCTTGGTCCCGTTTACGACCAAATTCTTAACGGAGGCACTCTACGATTTACAGAAACTCAAATGTCTGTCGAGGGAGAAGAAGGCGATACGCTAGGCACTATTGGTCTCCGTCTCAAAGAAGGAACCCCCATTCAAGACGCGACCACGAATAAGAAGTCCGCGATGTCCCGCATGAAGAAAATGGAAGCTCTCAAAAAGACCGAGTCCCTAAGAGCAGAAGACTTCGTTCGGCAGCTTCAGGAACTCATGCAACGGATAGATAAAGTACGTGTCGTTTAGAACTAACTCTGGCGTTGCCCTGTAACGCTTAGGAACGATTACCAGCGCCATTCGACGAGTTTTCTGGTATACAACCATCCATTCCTTGTTAGCGCCCTGAGCGTCCCTCTGTGCTTGTTTGATGAAAGACCAGAAGTCGCTTTTCCTTTTGAACAAATCATCAATCTGTAGGTCATATCCGTTCTTACACTCAACCACGAACTTGAACCAGTCAGGAGTGATAAGGTCTCCCTGGATACGCAAGTTCTCAGGCAGGTTTTTGTGGGTGGTAGCGAAAGCGCCCGACCCTGGAGTTCGACTAAACTCTTTGGTGTGAAACCTCTCGTTCAACATAGTGGCGATTTTCCGTTCAAAGGTCGCCCCTTTGCGCTTACTGTTGACTCGCTTCTTCTTGGAGAACTCGCCAACCCCTAAAACATCTTCGATATTATCAGACATGGGTACTATAATAGGTCATGAACGCCGACACTCAAACAATCAACTTTAAGGTTGATGGAGAAAATTTTGGCAACTTTAAACTCAAACAAAATAACAGACGAATGAAGTTATATATTAAACTGAACCAGGAAGAGACGAAGCAGTGGGGAGACCTAAAAGCTGCTCTTACTGGGGATACCATGGGAGACGACCTCCTTGCACGAATTCTTTTCTTTAAGGGCATCCACTCCATTACCGAGGAACTTAACCAGCGTGTGGAGAATATGACCGAAGAGGAAATTGAGGCTGTGCTGTCACAGGTAAGTGAGGAGCAAGTTGCTGCCGCTACCAAGCTGGCTGAACAGGAGCTTGCTGCCGAGGAAGAAGATGAGACTGCTGAGAACTCTAACGACTGAGCTTGAGCTAAACGAGGTTCTGAAGCGAAGAAAAACTGAAACCTTTTCTGTGCTTTACGTGTCCCCGTGGTGCAAATACTGCGATAGAATTGTAGAGCTTGCAGAAGAATGGAGCGAACAGGAAGGGACTGAGGAAATGTACATCGTTGATAGCTGGAATCTTCCAGCCGCGTTCGCCACTTTCTCAATTTCTTCTGCTCCATCACTGGTTCACTTCTCCAAAGGTAAGACTTCGGTGGATGTTGAATACCCGAAGGTTTACGACTACTTTAAAGTTCTTCATCCAGAAACGTCTTGATTTTTTTGTCACGGTACTCTTGAACCTTCTCGTAATACTTTTTGTTTTTAGTATAGATAAGCTTCAAGTTGTTCACGATGACAGTCGTAAAGTAGTTGAACGCGGACCCCTTTTCTCGGCTAAAGTTTTTTAGGACTTTTAAAGATAGAAGAAAGCACTCCTGCTTTGCGTCGTCAAAATCAACCTTAAACTTAAAGGATGTAAGAATACTAGAAATTAAGAGGTCGAGTTGAGAAATCAACTCGTCCTCATATTCTTGAGGGTTGTCTAAGTAATTAAAAATAGTTTCCTCAAACTTCTTGTTATTGATATAATGTTTCTTTTTGCCTTTAGGCATACCGTATAATATACTATGGACCTAGAAAAACTTATTGAATCTTTTGGAGAAACCGAAAAATCCAAAGATTATTCGGCATTTCCCGTAGGAACCGAAAAGATTGTCTTCGTTACTCCGTGCCAGTATCGTGAGCGTGGGTCGTTGTATGATTTTAGTGACAACGAATACGCCATCATCATGAAGCTACTCAAAAACACTTCTGTTCCCGAAGGTAGCTACCAATTCATTCCGGCTATCCGCGAGCCAAACACAAAAGAGGATGACTTGACGACTGCGGACTACGAGCGTCACCGCCCATTCCTGTATGAAGATATTCGTGAAGTAGAACCGGACCTAATCATCCCGCTCGGTAATGTGGCGATGAAGACCCTTCTCAAGAAGTCCGGTCTGTACAATAAGCGCGGGAAAGAGTTTGATTTCGAAGGGTACAAAGTCGTCCCCACCTACGACGCAGAGGTGCTGTTCCTTGAACCAAAGGTACGCAAGCTGTTTGTTCAGGATGTGGATAATGCTTACGATAAGTTTATCCTAAACAAGAACAAGTTTGATGGGACAAACTATAAGCTATGCAAAACCATCCAAGAAGTCCATGAAATGATGGATATAGCCGAACAGCATTCTGTGCTTGGGGTGGACATCGAAACTACGGGACTGGACTTCAAGAAGGATAAAATGTCTACCATCGCTTTTGCGTATGACGAAAACAAAGCATTCACTATCCCGATTTATCACCGAGAGTCCCCCTTTATCGACTCAGATATTGAGATTGTAAAAGACCGACTAAGTTCGCTCATGGCGAACAAGAACATCGAAAAGGTTTTCCATAATTGCCAATTCGACATTAAATTCCTGCTCACTTTTGGAATTTCCGACTTTAATAACATCGGTGATACGAAGATTATGCACTCTCTCATCGATGAAAACCTACCCCATGGTTTGATGGACTTGGTGAAGGAGTTCTTCCCACAAGAACTAGAAAGATACTAGACCTATGAAAACTGTAGAATACATTTGGTTGGATGGTTCCGACGACATGCCCCAGATTCGCTCGAAGGTACGCATCGTAGAAGGTGATACCATTCCTGATTGGAGCTTTGATGGTGGAAGCACTATGCAAGGCACTGAAGACAACTCTGACCGTCTGCTGAAGCCTGTAAGAGTTTATATGAACCCGTTCAAAGAGCAGGGCTATCTCGCTCTATGCGAAGTTTACAATCCTGACGGTACTCCACACGAAACCAACACGAGAGCAAAGCTGCGTGAAATGGACGAAGGCGATGTGTGGTTCGGCTTTGAGCAAGAGTACACCGTAACTGACCCGATGCAGAACCCGCTAGTACCGGAGGACGCAATGACTCAAGGAGAGTTCTATTGCGGTAATGGGTCTGGCCGAGTTGTCGGGCGATTGATTGCGGAGGAGCATCTTCAGAAGTGCCATGACGCTGGAATCAAACTATTCGGAATGAACGCCGAGGTGATGATTTCTCAGTGGGAATATCAAACGCTTCCCAAGACAGCACTTGAGGCGAGCGACGACCTTTGGATTTCTCGCTTTATTAACGAAAGAAACTCGGAGAAGTTCAACATGCGTATTTCGTACCACCCCAAGATTTATTCTACGATGAATGGTGCGGGGTGTCATGTGAATATTTCAACTCCGGAAACTCGGGAAAGCCTGAAAGGTCTGCCTAAGATTATGGCGAAGTTCAAAAAAACTCACGACAAGCACATTGAAGTATATGGTCCGGGAAACGAGCTAAGATTGGTGGGGGATTGCGAGACCTCAGACTATAATAAGTTCTCCTGGGCGGTAGCTAACCGCTCTACAAGCGTTCGCGTCCCGGCTCATGTGGACCGCGAAGGCAGTGGGTACTTTGAAGACCGCCGACCTGCCGCGTCATGCGACCCGTACCTTGTAACCGCTAGAATCCTAGAAACACTTTCATGCTAACTGTAACGAACGGAGGAACCCATGATTGGGAGAATATGCCTTTGGATGATATGTCCGTAGGCAATTCGATGGACGCTGATTTCACTCTACGAGCGCATCGTCTTATGACCCCAACAATGAGAAGCAAAGGAGTGGTTCATGTTTATGAAAAGCTTCTCAAGGAGATTCTTGTTATTGCTGCTCAAGTAGAACACAGAGGTATTCTTGTAGATAACCAATGTGTTTCAAGATTTGATGAGATTCTGCAAAAAGAAATACAAGAGCTTGAAGATAGATTGAGGGAACTGTCACCAATTGACGGTATCAACCCAAGGTCTAATGCGGATATGGGTATTCTGTTGTTTTCGAAAGAGGGCTTTGGTATAAGAGCCACCGAGTTCTCTAAAAAGACCAAAGCCCCCGCTATCACTGAAGCACATCTCACGAGTGTAGCCGCCTCCGCAAAGGGTGACGCAAAGGAGTACATTGAGCTTTTGCTTCGGCACAAGGCTCGCGTAAAGCAACACAAAACCTATGTGAAGGGTGTTGAGAAGGCGATTGAGTACAACGAGGATAATCGCGTGTACTCAAGCTACAACTTCGGAAATGTTGTTACTGGTCGCCTAAGCTGCTCCACCTATCAGGTGTCCCCGAAACACAAGAAAGGAATCTCCTTTCACACCTTGCCACGACCCGAAGAGGACGACGAAGTTAATCTTCGCAGTATGATGAGGGCTGATGAAGGCAAAGTGTTTCTCGCCGCCGACTTCTCTCAAGCAGAGCTTCGTGTGCTGGCACAGTGCTGCCGAGACAAGAACCTCATCGAAGCGTTCAACTCAGGGCAAGACCTTCACAGGTTTACTGCGTCCCTCGTGTTTGACAAGCCAGCAGAGGAAGTAACCAAAGAGGAACGACAGATTGCAAAGAGCGTAAGCTTCCTCATTGTGTATGGAGGAGGTCCGCATAAGCTATCTCAACAGATTGGTAAGGATGTAGGCTACTGCAAAAATATTTTTAAGGCATACCAAACCTCTTTCCCAAACGTATTCAAGTGGATTGATTTTGTCCATAAGTTCGTTCGCGAAAATGGGTACGCGGTAAGTTTGTTTGGTCGGCGACGCCACCTTGATAATGTGAACAGCCCAAACAGAAAGTATCAGTACCGTGCGTTGAGACAAGGTATGAACTTTGTGATTCAAAGTTCTGCCTCCGATTTGATGTTGCATTCGATTCTTCGTCTGCAAAAGTATCTAACTAAGACAGGTCTAGATGCCGAGATTCTTGCAACCGTTCACGACTCTGTAGAGGTTCAAGTGTCTCCCAAAGATATGAAAAAGACCGTGGAGTTGATGAAGTACGTACTACAAAGTACCGACGACTTCAAAGGTTTTTATGGTCTAGATTTTGTTGTACCCTTCGTTGTTGATGTTGAAGCAGGAAGCTCCTTTGGTAACCTGATAGAAGCCGAATTTGATACTGACGGCAGACTCATCAACGAAGAAGAAATTACTGAATATGTCCAGAACCAGTAGAGTTGTTATTCTCACGGACCTTCACCTAAGGTCAGACTATATGCCTGGGTTTCTTGAAAAGCAAATTGAGACCCTGCTACACCTAACCAACAGTAAGCCGTGTCAGTACGTTGTTATCAACGGAGATGTTTTCGAAAGACGAAACCCCAGAAGTGAAGAGCTTCTCGCATTTCGCCACATACTAGAAAACATTACATGTAAAAACATTATTGTTAATAGAGGCAATCACGATACTCTTCGAAAAGATGGAACCTCTGACACAGTTCTGTCCCTGTTTTCCGACCTTGCACATATTGTAAAGGACACGGAAACAATTCGGCTTGGGGACGTGAATTTTGATTTCATTCCTCATTACGAGGATGAAGACAGAATCATTGCAGACCTAAAAGCTACGAAAAATCCTGTGTTCGGTCACTTCGGCTTTGATGGCTGTGTGTCGAACGGACACTACGCATATGAGGCTAGAGTAAAGAAGTGGCATTTTAAGAAAAAGCCTATGGCGTTTTTGGGGCATATCCACAAGCCAAAAATCTATGATAATGTCGTCGTGCTTGGAACACAATACTCCAATACATTTGGTGAGGCGAACGCACAGAAATTTGTTCACGAGTTGTATATTCGGGACGGTAAAATCGACATGGTAAAAAAGCCTATCGGAAAAGGCATCCGTCATGTCGTAGGAACCATTGACGAGATAGAGGAGTTATCGAAGAAGCACAAGTTCGGAGACTTCTTCACCATTCTCCGCGTGAAAGTGGACAAGCTAGATTCGTACACGGAGAACAAGTTGCGAGAAGAAATTTTCGCGCAGTACCCAATTCAACACCTAGAGCTTGTGTTTGAAGATGTGCTTCCGAAGATTGAATCTTCTTACTCTCCAAAGGGCGAAGTGTTTACTTTGGACGATAAGGTTATCAACCAATACATTGCTGAGAGCGAAACCATTTTTAAGAAAGACGAGCTTCTGGAGGCTCTGAAGGAGATTAGAGATGCAACTGAATAAACTGGAGATTTATAACTTCTTGTCGGTTAAGGAGGCTGTTGTTAACTTCGATGAATGCGAAAACCTCGTCCGCATCGTAGGAAAGAACTACGACACGAAACCCGCAGGGTCCAACGGCGCAGGAAAAAGCACTATCATCGAAGCGATTATGTTCGCTTTGTTTGGTAAGACGATTCGAAAAACAAACGATAAGAGCCTGAAAAACTACCACACTCGTGGCAAGTGCCGCGTCGTTCTTACTATTAACGGGAACACCGTCATCGAACGAGTCAAACGCGCACCAATGCTGACCGTTCATGTTGGCGATGAAAACTGCACCCAAGACTCCATTCAGTCAACGCAGAAGTATCTTGAGCAGATACTCAACATTAACCATAATGTTTTCCTCGCGTCTATCGTGTTCGGTCAGTCGAACAACACAGATTTCCTTACGGCAACGCCCGAGGAAAAGAGAGCGATTATCCAAAACTTTCTGTCGGTAGGCGACCTCTTCAAGAACCGCTCAACCATTAAGTCCTTGAAGTCTAAGTACTTAAACGAGAAGAAAGTAAACTTAGCACTGCACAATGACGCAACAAGTAAGGTGACCAAGCTCTCTGGGCGTGTGTCTACTTTGCAAAACCTCAAGAAGAAGTCTACAAGCTACTTTTCTTCTGAGAAACTCAAGTTTATCGCACACAAGTCTTTGAGCGAAATACAAGACTTAGAACGACAGCACCACGAGAAAGATGTCGAGTGCGAGCGAGCGCTCGGAAAGTTAGGCAGCCTTCGTGAGCGGGTTTCTCAAGCACACAGCACTCTTAAAGCTCTCAGCGGAACTAGCTGTGAGCATTGCGGCAAGCTCTCAGAGTCCAATTGGTATAAGTCAAAGGAGCTAGAAGAGCAAGCGAAAGCATGGTCCGCAGAAGAGCGAACCCTGTGCAGGGAGGTCAACAAGCTGAAGAAAGAGGTGGACTCGTTATGGATTCCTGTAACTTCTTCTGATTTTGAAACAATTGAGAAGTTCAAAGAAATTGATACGGAAATCAAAATCACGAAAAACCAGATTAGGTCCGAGAAGCGCCTAGCCAAGAAGTACGGAGAGCTTTCCACACAAGCGCAAAAGGAATACGACCTGATGAGGTTTTGGGAGCATGCCTTCTCCGAGGCGGGGCTGATTCGCTATGTTATACGCAACATCCTCGACTATTTGAACGAAAGATGCAACTCCTACCTCAGCACCCTCACCAAGGGCGGATTCGTCATAAAATTCGACGACTCATTGACCGAAACCATCTATAATGATGGGGTCGAGTGCCACTACGAGTCCCTCTCTGGTGGAGAGAAGAAACGAGTTTCCCTTGCTGTAATGCTTGGGCTAAACGACCTTCTTCTGCTCACAGGAAAAGATAGGTCGAACATTGTCTTCTTTGACGAAGTAGCGGATTCTCTCGATGCGGATGGTGTAAAAGGTTTGATTGAACTAATTCATCAAATCACGAAACACAAAAAGCTTTTCTTAATTACACATAACGAATATCTCTCTTCGCTTTTGGAGGAATATTCTCAAACATTAACTGTCAAAAAGCGCAACAATCTGACCAAAATCACTATATAAAAGTCCATAAAATGAACTACACGCCAAACGGAAAACGATTAATTATTACGCGGAAAAAGCATAAGACCGAATCCAAAGGAGGTATTTTGCTGCCCGAAACTATTACCGAGAAGAAGCTGAGTGAAGGATATATTGTTCGTGCTGGAGAAGGCTGCGAAGGAACCCATTGGAAAGAGGGTTTGCATGTCATTTTCGCTCAGTTCGCAGGACAGGAGATTCAGTTCGACGACGAGGTTTACCTTGTTATGCCTGAAGAGGATGTTTTGGTTTATGGAGAAGAGGACTAATGCCTTACGAGATTCCAGAGAACAGCCTAGCCGAAACTATCTTCCTCGACAAGTACGCTTACCCAGGGGAAACTCAATGGAAAGAGTGCGCTCGCAGAGTAGCGAAAGCCGCCTCCGACCCTGAGTTCCCCGAGGACCGCCAGAAGTTCGAACAGAAGTTCTTCGACGCGATTAATAGCGGGGACTTTATGCCTGGAGGCAGAATCCTGTTCGGCTCTGGTCGTAGTGACCAGAACCTGCTGAACTGTTATGTCCTTGACCCAGAGGACTCCGTTGAAAGTATTGGAAAGGTTATTTCCGATATGTACAAGATTTCTTGTGGCGGCGGTGGCATTGGGTTCAACTTCTCTAAGATTAGACCAAAAGGCGATAACATTCAGAATATTCCTAACTCAGCCCCAGGTTCTATCTCAGTCATGAGAATGATTAACGAAATTGGTAATCATGTTCGTGCTGGTAAGAACCGTAGAACGGCTCTAATGTCTATTCTTGAAGTTACTCATCCAGATTTCCTTGAGTTTTTGCATGTTAAACTGGATAGAAAAGAACTAACTAACTTCAACATCTCAGTCGGCGTAACTAAACGGTTCATCGCCGCAGTAGAGAATGATGAGGAGTGGCATTTCACTTTCGGCGGTAGACAAAACAAGTATTTTGTCTATCAAATTGAACGCAAATCAGAGCTTGGGGATGACATTGTTGAAGTCGTCGCCAAGGATGAATCAGATGCCATCGGCAGAGCCAAGCTGCACCACCTGAAACACTATGGTGATACTTTTGGAGAAGTAACCAAGAAAGCGCTTCGTGCCCGTGAAATCTGGGAACGCATTGTAGACAATGCTGTTGAGTCAGGAGAACCGGGTATCTTTAATATCGATTTTGCTAACGAATACACCAACGTATCTTACTTCGAACGTATGCCTAGCACCAACCCGTGTGGCGAAGAGGTTCTTCCTGCATACGGTAACTGTTGCCTGGGTCATGTTAATCTTGCTAACATGGTTGACATGGATGGCACTATCGACTGGCGCAGACTGGCTCGTGCGATTCGCACAGGTGTTCGCTTCCTTGACAATATTCTTACCGCAAACCATTTCCCAATTCCGGAATGCGAAGAAGGAGGAATGCGTTCCCGTAGAATCGGACTGGGCGTTACCGGACTACACTACTTCCTTATCAAGGCGGGGTACAGGTACGGGTCGGAAGACTGCCTGGAGTTTCTGGAACGGCTATTCTCAACGATAAGAAATGAGGCATACAAAGCTTCCGCGAAACTCGGAAAGGAGAAAGGAAGCTTCGCTGCGTATGA